CCGACGCTTTCGTAATAGTCGAGGATTCGGATTTCCTGACCGACCCATTGAACAATCCAGATGGTGAAGGCGTCGGCCGTGGCGCCAGAGCCTCCGATATCGATGAATGCTCGTATGGGTAGGAGGGGATCGGCAGTGACCTTACCGATTCGTCCCTGCTGACGAGCTGAGGAGAGGAGCTGAGCAAAGTATGCTCCCTCGAATGCCTTGGCGTAATCGCCTTCCCAAATGTGATCGTAACGTTCTGGGTATAGCTCAAGGTCAAGTCTCCGTTCCTCTTCAGACTCTTTCGAGAACCACGGATTGTCTTTCCAGTTGACCTTGATAGCGAGAGAGCCAGACGGCTTCAGCCCCCGAAAGAATTTGTCTACCGCATCAGTCTTGCGGCGCGGATTCCAGCTCGCCCATATCTGTGAACCTGGCGATCGCCGAATGGTCGGGCGCAGCAAGGACAAGCTGCGTTCCTGCAGCGTCTGCGCCTCCTCGATCCATGCCCGCTTGAAATGCTCCAGCGACTTGACCGATTCCGCGGTATAGTCCTGCATGCCCTTGAAGATGATCAGGCCGTCTTTCGGGGTTTGGACCACATCCCGGAAGACCTTAAAACCGTCAGCCTCGCCCAAGCCATGAGCCTGCAGCTTGTCCTCGATCAGGAGCTTTGCGCTTTCCTTGAGATCCTTCAACACCTCGCGGATACAGATGCAACGCAGCCCCTCGCCCGTCTCTCCAGGCTCCCGAACGCAGTCCTCCACCATCAGGCCGGCAAAGAAATGCGACTTACCGGATGCGCGGCCACCCCAAGCGCCCTTGTACGCAAGGGGCTCAAGAAGCGGCTTGAATATCCTCGCTGTCGGTATCTGCAGAGTTCTCGACAATGATGCGCTCAATCTTGTGGATCAGGGTTACGGGGCTCTCTTCGTCCCCGCCGATCGTTACCGAGGCAAGCTTGGCATGGATGAAAGGCGCCGCGTCCCTTGCGCACTCTTGGGCCATCTGCCGGAAGCCAGCCGCGTTCTTCGCCTTCGCCATGAGCATCTTGAACTGTTCTTCCGGGCTCATGTCCTTGCCGCCGATTTCCTCAACGGTCAGGCCGGCCAAGACAGCCTCGGCATCCAGCGCCACCTGCTGGAAGTGCGTCATGTTCTCCAGCATGACCTCTAGCGGAGACTTACCCTGAGCAAGGGCTTGGTCTGCAATCTCACGGGTGCGCTTGGTAACCGATCCTGCCGGCCTTCCAGCGCCTTCCCTCTTACCGCCACGTGCCATTGGGATTGTCTTTGATTGTTTTCATGGTTCCAGGGTAATCCCCACCGCACGCCCTGCACGGCATCGCCGCGCCTCCGCAATGACAGGCGTCTTTCCTGTCGCTTGTGATGTCAGAAGGCTTGTCGGGATGGGTTTCACATACCCAGTTGTTGTCGCAGATGTCGCAGGGCATTAGCCAAGCGCGCGTCCGATGCAGCCAAGCAGGCTTTCGATGTCCGACATGCATTCGTGGGCGCGCTCTGCGGAATCGTTGAGCCGGCAAACCGCGTTCGATTCTGATGGGGGCGAGTCCGTCGCGGTGATGCCAATTGCCTCACGGGGGCCACCGATCTGCTCCGATATCTTCGTGAGCTGGATGCGTACGCTGGCCAATCGCTCGTTCAGGCCGTCAACCCTGCCGATGGCGCTGGCGATCGTGCGCGGCGCAGGAACCGCATTGCTCAGTCCGCCCTGAGCATTGCCCATATTCTGCGCAGCATAGTTCGCCTGAGATCCGTAGTTTGGCATTGCCATATGAAATCTCCGTTTGAACGACAAAACCCGCCGCGGATTTCTCCGGACGGGCCATATTTTCAAATCACTTGCGACGATGCCCAATCTGGGGTGATTTGCTGGACCAGTCAACCCCCTTCCGCTTCGCATTGGCGTCATCCTCCATAATCCGCAAAACATCGTCCTGCGTCAGGTAGACCAGACCAATGCCCGGAACGAACATCGATGGTTTCCAGTTGGTCTTGACAACCTCCCGCCCCTCGCCGCCAAATCCATAGATCAGCGCCAAATCATCGAGGCATTCCCGCAGCCGGCGTCCGAGGTATTTCCTTTCCAGCTCGGTTTTCATGTCCCGCTTGTCCGCAACCCTCTCAAGGCTCATTCCCGCAATCAGGACGTCGTGGGCGATCGAGGATCCGGACTGGCCTAGGACGCCGTGCACCCGGTTTAAACGCGCCACGGCCTTCTGCTGCTGTTCTGTGATGGGTTCTGGCATGCGACCGCCGTCAACAGCTTCCTTGCTTGGGTCGATCGCCCGCGGGCCACGTTCCGCCGTCTCGAAATCATGCTGAAAGGCACGGCCGCCGTGGTACTGTGCCTCATCGATTTGCTTTCTGGCGTGAAGGTTGGCCAATGGGTCGTTCTTGATGTTCCGCTCGGCGGTCGTCTTGGCTCCGGCCTCATAGGGATCATCCACCTCGATCAGGTGAACCGGGTAAAGCGGATTCGGCTTACCCTTCTTGCTCGCCGGAATGCCGATCTTGCGCGGATTTCTCATTGAGGCCTCGGGCATGTTAGGTTCCTTCGGGTTTCTTTGCGCGATATTCGGCTAGCCAAGTTCGAGAGTTCTCCAGCCTTGCCAGGTTCTCAGGCTTGCTGCTGCCGGTCTGGAGGCCGGAGGTGGTGGGGTCGAGAATAGGCCCAGCCCCGGAGTAAGCAGGCGTCACCGCAGGCTCACTCTCTCCCGAAGGCAGAGAGCTCAGATCGTCCGGGGCTGGTTTCTGCGGCTCCCTTACCGAGCCGTCTGAGGGGTCGCGGATCATTGCATCCTCCGCATTCCAGGTGTTTGAATTCCATGCTTTGTGAGGATTTCAGGCGGGCATCGGCAACCAATCATCCCCGGCTCCGGGCCAGCATATTTTGACCAGACGCCCGTTTCCTTGAACATCTTGGCGACCTTATCCATGTCCACCTTTGCGGCCGCGCGCTCGGATGGCGTTTCCTGCCGGGTAGCGTGACGCTCGGCAAGCATCATGTCGAAGTAGTTCAAGCTGCCAACGTCGGTTCCCCTTGCTGACACCTCCTTCACGACTTCAAGAATCATCGTTGAGGAATACCCCTTGGAGAGCCAAAGCGCCGTTCTCGAAACGTCGAGTAGGCCGAGGGCTTCGGAAATATCGTTTCTGAGTTCCTTCTCAGATTGTGAAATCGCGGCGGCCGGCTCGTCTGCTCTGCTCTGCTTCTGCTCTGTAGTCTGCTTCTGCTCTGGGGGCGTTTCTGAAACGGTCGATGAAACGTTTCGCTGTTGTTTCCTGAAACGTTTCACTCTCTCAGTTGAAACGTCCGATTTATATTGCCGACCGTTCCAGTTGTGAGGTGTAAAGCTGGTTTCGGTCTTATCGAGCAGGCCGTGGCCGTGGAGTTGGGTAAGGACCTTGGCGACTTGCTCGGGCTTCATGCGCAGTGTGAACGCAAGGTCATTGACCGGTGGCAAGATTCCGTCATTTGCCGAAGTAATGCACATCAGATTGAACCACGCCCGGAACAGCGCGTCAGAAATAAGCTGAAGCTTCGGATCGTTGACAGCTTCGTTATAGGCTCGCCACCAGTGGTTCACAGCATCCCCATGGCGTGCATATAGGTCTCCAGGATGGTCTCCTGCTCGGCGCGCTCGTTGGCGTCCTGCTTGCGCATTCGGACGATCGTGCGCAGCGCCTTCACGTCGTAGCCGTTGCCCTTGGCCTCGACATAGACATCGCGAACGTCGTCGGAGATTGTTTTCTTTTCTTCCTCCAGACGCTCAATGCGCTCGATGACGGATCGTAGCTGGTCTTTTGAGAATTTGGTGACAGCGGATTCGGCCTCGCTGTTGTGTCCTATGCTAGGCTCGCTCATGCTACGCTCTCTGTTGGAGTGGATGGAACGCGGCTCAACTGGTTGAACTTGATCTCACACGGAATTTTACAGTCACACAGCCACGCCATTTCGATTCCGTAGACGAGGCCGCGATGTGCATCGTTCGGGATTAGTGTCACCCAGCCCCGCTTTAAGTGGCTTTGGACCTGGTCGTAGCGGACGAATTTGAGGGCGCGGGCGTGTTTCACTCTGCGGCCTCCGCGAATTTGTCGGTCTGGTTGCCCCAGACGTCCCAGCCGGTTCGCGGTGCACGGGCGAATAGTTCGAGATAGGGGCCGGCTACCAGATTCTGAATGCGCCCGTGAACGCAGTCAGGCTTGCGGCTGTGTTCACGCCGCGGCTCAACGATTGCCTGCTTGATGCCGGCGTCGGTGCGCTTTGGCTTGCCGCGCGTAGCGAGCAAACACACTTCGGAATTGGATCGCGTCCAATAGCCCAGTGTCATGTGCGGGTCGATATCGTCTTGAAACATTTCAATCTGGCGGGCGTGGCCTTTCACCCAGCAAAATCCGCAGGTTTTGTATTCAAAGCCCCAAGCGGATATGGTACGCAGGGACAATTCAAGTACCGGCCAACAAGTCCAGAGAAATAGAACGCAGTCTTTAGCCGCAAGCTCGCCAACAGGCAGCGCAAGCAATTCCTGCTCGCGCATCACCTCGTAAGCCGGGACTGTAGCGCGCGACGGATAGCTGAATTTCTTCTTTGGAGATGGCGTCTTGTTTGATCTTCCGGACCACCAAGTCTGAAACGCCCAAGGCGGGTCAGCCAGGATCGCCCCGTAATGGCCGCGCGGCAGATTGGCGAACGGGTCGGTCACGCCGCCCTCCGCTTGATCTCGATTTTTAGTTGCCTCAGCAGCAAATTCCCCAGCTTGGCTTCAAGCTTTGTCTTGCGCTCTGAGCGGGGTTTGGCGCGGCGGGCGGCGGCCAGGGTCTCGTGGTACTGGGCGGAGATGGTTTTCATGATCCCCACCCACGTCTAAGCGTTAGCGCGAAGTGAGGTCCGCAATAGCTGTGGCCTTCCCGCTGAGGATTCCCGCAGAACGTGTATGGAGCATTGTCGCCATACGCCCATCGGCAGTCGTTGCGGCCCAGGTCGGCAAAGCTCTTGTGCAGCGGCACGACCTCGACGCAGCGAAGGGCTTCCAGGTTAATGGTGGACTTTACGATCGTGGCCCTGAAGGCGCGGCGTCGCTCCCGCCTGCGTTGCTCCTTGTCGCGCTTGGTCGCCTCGATTTGTTCGGGCGTCCTACGGCTGTAGGCCCTGTTGCCGTCGCATTCCCGGCCGCCTATCCCGAGCCGATGGACTTTCCCCAAGACGGCATTGCGCGTGAATCCCATCGATGCCGCAATCTCCGCGGCAGAAAGGCCGGAAGACCACAGACCCTTCAGGGTGTCCGTGCGGGTGTCATCCCATGCCGATGATGCGTTGTTCCTCACGATTCATCCTCCAGCCACGGGGCGATTTTTACCGCCAAGCTGGCGCACCATGTCCCCAGCGTGATCAATCGACGGGCGATAGAAGTCCGAATCCCCCGCAGAAAGTGACGCTTCGAGCCGGGTGAGCCGTAGCTTGAGGTCGTGGAGTTCATTGCGCGCCGCTCTTTCGGTTTTGATCTGCAACGCTTGCGCGATCTGCTCGATCTCATGCGGCTCAATGCGGCGAGCCTTGCCGTACCAAATGTCGTAGGTCCGCCAGTATGTGA